ACGTACCGCTTATCGGTTGAATCGGGCAGGTCATCGGTAGTAACGTCAACTACTCCCGTGAGCGCATTCCATGAAGCCACGCCCGCAGCCGAAACAGGGACTTTCTCCCATATCGTACCGTTATGGATGACGATGTTATACACGGCATAGGATACCGACCCACTGCCTAAGTCCTGCGTACCTGCTGTACCGACAAAAAGAAACTCACCAATACTTCCCGTTGCATCGGAGAGCGTTGGTGAGTTGGTGGTAGCATTCCACACCCCCAAGTAATCGGTAGCCATGACAGGGACGTACTGCGTAGGTATTACGCCAGACCCATCTAATGGAGGAACACCGCCCGCAGCCCCGATGTCGGTCTGCAAAACGGGGTTAATGTCATTCTCAACAAAGGTGCTGATCTCGTCCATTGACGTAGACCAATCGAGGTAACCGCCACCAGTCGGGCGGGCAATGCGCAACAGATCCGAAGTCTGGGCATCACCCGCCTGATTGAGTTGACTAATCTTTAAATTTGCCATAGTGCTGAATTAATTTTCTAATAGTGAAAGATAGTCAGATTCGAGTAGGGCATATCCACCCGCCTCTAATAATTCAACACTTAGGTTAAAGGGATGTAGCAGGAATCAAAGATGCCTTCCGGAGTATCATACGGGCATGGTGAATCCGCATTCTGCCACTTCACAACTACTTCCCATACAACATTCGATTTGAGATCGTCCTGTACGGGGTTCTTAGGTGTTGCCGTAACGGGTGCGCCTGATAGGTGAATCTTTGACGATGTACGGTAGCCGAATGAGTAGTTGGAACTGCCACGCATGGCGTTGTAGAAATCGCAGTTTTCAGCGTAGTTAGGATCTTTGTAGGTAAGTACGTGTGAAGTACCACCGTTGGTAAATTCACGATCCCCGAAGCCTGTTAACTCCGAAGTCGTACCACCGTCATAGGATCCTTGCGTTTCCCAGATAACGATGATGTCCTCATTCGAGATCCCCGCATCCCACTCGGTAGGATTGGTAGGATCGGTAAATGAGAAGGAGTTCTTGTAGAAGAACACCGAGCGAATGCGCCCGTATTCATATTCGGGGCAGTCGCTGCATGAGTAGGTTGGTATCGTCTGTGACGGCCCGCAACCTGATGGATAATATACTGACATAGCTATGTTTTTTTGTTAACACTCAAGGCATGAGGTTATGCAAGCATTGTTGTAATCAGTAGTAATGGTATAGGTTATTGTGAATAACATCTGATGTAATTTCACAGGGTAGCTTTCAGCAGGCAACCCGTATTCGTTCTGCCATACCTCCAAGCTGTTATAATTATCTTCGTTCGCCTCAATTGTTACGCCTGATAGTCCTGACAGGTGCGAGATGGTCGATCCTGTGAACTGCTGATTCAGTGATGAACGGATCAGGAATGCCAACTCATAGGGTGTTAATTTCGTACGCTTGCGATCAGCAAACACCACCACAATCATATTCGATTCTTCCCTTCCGTTGGTAGTTCCGTTGCCATAGGATAGAGGTGATTCAACATTCGATATATCAACTACACGGTGATATAATTGAACAGAGTACCTGTCATCTAACCCAACAAACTCTTTCCAATCAAACGTATTGACAAGGGTAGGGACTGTGGTTTGCTCATCGGTATTTCTGATGATCAGTTCACTGATGCCGTTTAAGTCCTTAACAAACCGTGACCCGTCCTTTAACTTGTTGGTGTCAAGCCCAGTGTTGATAAGTCCGACTATTTCAGAGATGTAAGGCATCAGAGTGTTTTTTCTAACCAATCATCGATAATGAGTTGCATTTGCTTTGTTTCGTCAGGGGTGAGTGAATAAATCTTCCCAAATCGTTCCTGCGCCCATTCAGCTTTATTTGTATCATCAGGGTTTGAGAATCCTAACCCGTAGCTACCTTGCAGGGGAATGACCTTAAAATCATTCTGCATCTGGCGTGTGTAGCTAAGTATGATCTTCGGGCTTGCTGTCTTGCCATTCTTAATCCTTCGCTTTAGATATTCAGGCGTATAGGTTCCTATTGCGCTGTTATCCGCTTTCAGTCCCTTGTTGTGAATCCTGAATCTGATTTCAGGTAACAGGGACGTGGCAATACTGCGCAGCAGGGTATCAACCGATGATTGATTGGTAGCCTTACCGAGTTTATCAAGTAAAGGTATTTCAATCGTCAGGCTCATTTCTTCCCGCCTCTGCGACCCTTAGTGCATCCGCATTTTTGTTTCATTACCAGAACGATTTTGATTCAACTAATTGAACAGCATCATTACACTCCACACAGCAATCACAGGCAAGGTGCATATTATCAGCAGCCTGCATGAGTGATTTATTATACTCAACCGTATATTCATCTCTTAACTCCTTCGCCTTTTGCAAGTTGATGGTAGTGTAAGAGTTTAGGTTTGTCGAATAGATTTGCTCTGTCAGAAGTTCAATTCCTAAGCAGTACCAATAGGCACGTGTGAACAGGTTTTTGTTCTGACAGACCATTGCATCCCACAGGCATTTAACCGTAAACATTCCGCTCATCCCGTAGCAGGAATCAGAGGAGGTCAGGTTAGCCGTTGTGATGTTTGAAGTGGATGCCGTATAAGCCCCCATGACACGAGCCTTGCAGCAGGTCGCTGACGTGCTGTTGATAGGTATGTCAAGTTCATAGGTAGAGAGCGATGTCGCATTGATGCCACAAAACACACTCCATACAGGAGTTGGCCCGCTATTGATGAGGGTTTCATTGACCTGTACGATGTTCCAACCCGATACCAATGTAACGTTAGTAGTGAACAGTTTTGTGCCTAAATCGGTATCAAAGATTGCAACCTCTACCACCTCTCCCGCATCAGCCCCCGCAGCATAGAACTGTAATGTCTGCACATGGATAGCAGCTAAGGGAGAAGGGACGTAGTTAAAATCAGTGTCCACAACAAGTTCAATTGTGAAGCCTCTGAACGCATTGATACCATCCGCTACCGTTGCCGTGCTACCTACATTCCGCCCGATGTTAACCCCTTGCAGGATCGTGTTAATGACGTACCTGCTACTCATGGCAGCCCTTACGTCATTGCTGAATCTTAGTTCTGCCCGCTCCTGTATGGTAGTCCACAGGCTTGCAAAAGTGGCCGATTCTTCATCGGTCAGGCTAACGATCTGTTTGAGGGATAACCCCGGAAGATCGTTGATGTAATAGCCTGATGGTGGCGTGACAGTATTGCCACACCACCTTAGGCCGATGTAATCTCTTAAACACTCCATGAGTGCTTAGGATTAAGTATTAGTTAATGAATAGCGGAGGGTTCCGTTTGATCCTGCCAAACGATCAGCACCATCATACGCATCGGTAGGAACGGTGAACAGGTCGTATTTCTTATACAAGCGTACAAGGTAACCACGTCCTGAAATAGTATTCACGTTCTTATATCCTGATGAGATGAAGTTTGCAACGTCCTCAGGACAGTCAGCATAACGTACCTGCATATCCCAGCGTACGTTTGCACGGCCATCAGGTGACCAGCACTGTACACGTGGATCGACTAAGGTAGAGAATGTAGAGTTGCCCCTTGTTCCTGCCCATGCACCAACGTTCTCCAACTGTTCCAAGTACTGTACTGAATCAGGGGCAAACATACCAACGTTTTCAGTTCCCCATGTTGAGCCTGTTTGACCCGATGCGTAGAATCGGAATCCTGTTGCATCAAGTAAGCCTGCATTGTCCAAGCCTACGCCCGGGTACAAGCCTCTGTTTCTGCGTTGCAAGTCGTATGCGTGCATGAGTGATCCGAGTGCACCAACAAACATCGGAGTGCCGCAGAACTCATTGGATTCAGCATCGGTAAGCATTTTCAATACACCTGCTGTCAGGTCATTGATATTGCCGTCCTGCTCAATGTTTACAGATACGGCATTGGCCGAGCCTGTTGCTACGTGCTTACCAAAGACCGAAGCCATTGAAGTAGTTAACACCTGCTCCTGCTTTTGGTACAGAGAGTTCAACTGCGCAAGTACGAAGTCAAGCGTCTGCGCCATCATCGGAGTTGCAGGCTGACCGATAGATACGGTACGGGAAGCGTCTTCGCAGTACTGACGCATCTGATCATCGGGAATCCATACCCCTACGGATACGGTGTTACCTACTGTCACGTCAACCTCTTTGAATAGGGGCTGCACGTCAACTGCGCAGGTGTTTGTTGTTGATACCTGTGAAACCGTTCCACGTGTAGAGTATTTCACTCTTAGGGGGCGGTTGTGACCTCCTGCGTATGCGTCATTGAGCATAGACAAGGGTTGATCGAGTAACATTTGGGTGAAGCCGGGTACAGTTACTTTTTTGCCCGGATAGTTTTGGCCTGTGATGGTTTCAAGGTGAAGCAGTATAGCTTCGCAAAAGCCCTGACCTGTGCCTGTGGTTTGTGCCATAATTGAATGTTTTTAAGATGAATAAAAGTGTTCCCATCGTATGAGGTTTCCCTCCGTTCAATATGGCGTTGTGGCCCTTTTTCTATGCGGATAACCGCCGATCTCGTTGCCTTGAGTGAGGCAAATATAATACTTTTTTGAGAAAAACAAATAAAAATAAAGGGGTGTACGCCACCCCCTTACACATCATGAAGAAAAGCTAACAACTTATTGTGATCCCGCCCGTAGGTCAGCCAATGAACTGCTGATTGCCTTTTTAGTAGCTATTGCCGTTGGTGGGGCTTGGTTAATTGGCGGGGTTTGGGGAGGAGGTGGGGCAACGATTGGCGCACCCTTCACCCGTGCAAGTTTATTATCATACACAATTGAATCAGCAAAGGACTGAAACTCTACGGGCTTATTGTCCACAGTAAACGGCAGGGCATCATCGGTAGCAGATACCAACTGAATCTTGCCGTCAATGTACTTTAGCTTCCCACCCTTCTCGGTGAGTTTCTGTTCAAGTAATTGGCGGGCTGTCATTGCCTGAATGTTTGCAGGTACGTTCTCCATTGCGTAGTCATACTTTTCAAAATGCCCGTTGATGGAAGTGTCCATGAACTTACTTAGCCACTTGTTCTCTGTTGCCGTGAGTTCATTTTTCATCTGATCTTTTAGCTGTGTAATTGCCCCGTTGAGTTCATTGATCTGATCAACAAGTTTCTTTTTGTCCCCTGATGCAGCCGTAGCGTGCTGATCTTTGAGGTCTGCAAGTGCTTTGCTGAATAGCTTAATACGGGCGTAGGTCGATTGCTCTGATTTGAGCGTGCCTTTCACATCATCGGGTAATTGGTATTCATCCATCAGTTCATTGATCGTTGCATCAGCACTCCCAAGTATTACACCTGTGAAATGCTTTTTAATCTCCCCGTTGATTTGCGCCTCTTTAATTGTTAACAGGTTATTGTTAACAGATGTTTTGAAGTCATCGGGTAGGTTGATCTGCGACAATGCGGGGTTAGCGAGTATGTCCTTCAATGTATCGGAGTGGTAGCCTGTACGCTCCGCAAGTTGTGAGATGAGTTCTCCTGCGTTCATTTTCTTTGTGGTTTTCGTTTAACTGTTTTAGTTGGTATTTTTACTGCTGTTTCGTTCGGGGTTTGTTTTGGCTCTGCTGTGTAGGCAGGTTGTTTGATCTCAATGGTTTTTATCGTTCGGGGCTGTTCACCCGCAGGCAGTATGACACATTTTTGCATCATGTCCTTTTGCATTAACATATCCATCACGTTTTGTTCATTTACTGCGGGGAATGTAAACCACGCCTCACCATTTTTCCATACTGTTAGTTCTTCCTGTTTCATCGTGTTTTATTTATGCAAATATAATCATTCAAACTTAGCCCTGACCTCTTTCGGGACGATTGCAGAGGATACGCCAAACATCTGATGTCCGCATTGCCACCCTCCCCGATTCACAATGAGGTTAGTGGTATTTGTTCCTTTGATCAGTCCTGTGGGTAGCCCTGACTTTTTATTAATGTGGATCTGATCCCCACATATTTTCCCATCCAATAACTCCTGAAACTGTGACTGATGGATATACCTCATGCAGCCTGACTCGGCAGCCTCAATAAGTTTAACGCAAAACTCCCTGCTATGCTCTACAAGTGACCCCACGTATCTGTAATACTTGAATCCAAGATCATCACTAATGAGTTGATTGTATTGAGCCGAGTACTGAAAGAGCGCATCAGTCACGATCTGCTTTGAGTATTTTTTTAACGCACCATCCCCCTCTTTGGTGTCGGTCAGGTAAATTCTAACCTCCTCTGTAAACTGTGCTATGTTTCCTCCTGTTGTGATGTTCTTATTGAGTATATCCCTAACTCTGTTGATCACTCCTGCATTCAGTCCCGCCTCTCCCATTGATTCGATAGTGATGTCAATGGACTGCTTCTGAATCTCGGCAAGGACTACGGGAACGGTGAACTTGCCTACCATCGTTGTGAAGTAGAGATTCTGCAATTTAGTGACCTCCTCATACGTATCAACTACCTTTTGCAGTTCCTTATAGTACTTGCCATCTAAAATCACCTCATTCAATCTTGCCTTAATCTTGGCAATCATTTTAACATTCTTCAATGTAGGTTTGATCGTCCCATCTTTGGCAAGGTCTAAGTCATTGGCAAGTATCAGCACCTCTTTGTAGGCTGCTTTTTGAACAGCAGGCATAGAATCGGTAAACCCGTCCACCCTGCTTTGTAGCAAGGACTGAATCTCCTGTATTATTTTATCGGGTGTAGGCATTAAACTTCAACATCGGTACGGTCAACATCTTCCACTCTTTCGGGCTGTAATACGGGTGCCATGGCAGCCTTTTTCTCCTGTGCATAGCCCATGATAATCTTCCTTTGCTCCTCTGTTGGAAGCATCCCGAAATTCTTATTCTCCTGCATGGCACGGTTCACGAACTCATTGATATTGGCATTGATGATCATGTCCATTTCACTGATCACATTGAAGGTCTTGCGAAGTGCCAATGCCTCCTCGCTCACCCCTGCAAATGGATCGAGTTTGAGTTTGAGTTTCACCGTGTCCCTCACGTAGGGATCATTGGCAAAGCGCTTCTCTGTCAGATCAATTTGAGTGGCGTTGACAATAGCAGGATCTACCTTTGCCTCCATCATTCCCTTTAGTTCTTCGATCAATACCTGCGCTGATAACAGATCGAACCGTTCAGGGATGGTGATAGCAGGAAGCATCGATTCCATGACCTCCACGTCTTGGATCAGCTCTTTGTATCTCCATGAATTGATGTCATAGATCACATCTGACATGATCCGCACGCTGTCCGTTGCAATGGCATGAACAAAACTGTATAACTCCTCTCTGTCAACCTGCTTTGCAACCCCTGACTGCGCAAGGGGTACATCAGCCAAGTACTCCATATTGATAGAGGCAAGGGCATCGTATTTATGCTGCCTGATCCTTTCTTCCTGTAATCGGGCAATGTCGGTATTCTTCTCAACATACCCCATCGGAGGTGTCGGAGATTGTGGTTCGCCGGGCTTCGGTAGTGGAACCTGTAATGATTCATACGGATTAAACGGCGCAAGTCCTTTGCCCTGACAATCGGGACATTGAACGGGTGCGCTGTTCTCCTTTGGGATCATCCCTGCGCCCCTACACGATTTACATGGCTGTGGTGAAATACTCCACATCGTTGAGTGAATATGTTGCACCACCTCTGCCTGTAAATCGCTATATTCTCTGACTGCCTCATTGAGATACGGCACTACTCCCTGAATACGGCTTTCATACAAGGCATACCCTTCCCCCTGCTCGGTACATATCCCACGTATGGATCTGATCGGCATATACTCAATCGTGTTCATTATGTTCATCACCTCTGTAATGGTGGTGATGCGTGGCTTGTACTCGAACGCCTGAATGACATCGGGCTGAATGATGTAGTACTTAACCCCATCCGTATAGGTGTACCCATCAGCCACATACCTGACCTTATCAGCAGCCTGTAATACGTAGTATTTCCCCTCTACATAGTCAATGATTCGGTCAGAGGTGAATACCTGCGGGACAGGTCTGTAATACTCATTCCCGTTATTATCAAAGTTAGTAGGCAGCGTTAATATCACTGCGTTGGCGTCAATAAGGTAATGCCGAAAAGCGATTGACCAATACCAATTTGAAACAGATCCCCACACGGGTAGTCCTTCTTCAATGTACTGTTTCAGGGTTTCATCCTTCGCCACCTTTGAAGGGACTTCCTCATCGAACATAATAGAGAAGTCAGGCGAGCGTGGTATTTTCATAAGTGAATTATACACCTTTGTAAATACAGGCTTGGTGATAGGGACAAATATCTTACGCCTGTACTCCTTAATCTGATCGGATTCGGCAGGTCTGCGCTCACCTATCAATGTTTCAGGGAATGTCCCATCGGCATGGATAGCGATCCCATCGGCCAATTCTTCGCACTCATCATAGTAGGGGTGACGTAGCTTTTCATTGATATACGGGAGAAGGAATTTATCTGTTACTGCTGGCATGGCTTTTAAATGTATTTTCGCTCACTCATCTGATTCATCTTATGGGTGACAGTCATTGTCATCATCCCCGATTTGTAGGCAGCATTTCGGCAAAGTTCATCATAAATCTTCTGTTGTTGTTTCGGTATCACTTTCCCGCCCAAACTAAACATCAAATAGCCCCTTTTTACATCCATCGCATTGGCGTACTTCTCTGCTGCATACCAATACGAAGGTTTGTAGGGTGCTTTGTGAGGCTTCACCCCGTTAGCTATCATGCCAAGCATTAAAAAAGGTTCATCAGGTTTGTCCCCTGCAAAGGCTTTCATAGGGATGGAGTTGTTTAGGTAGTGATCTAATGCACTGTCAAACACGGATCGGCTCACATCCCCAAGTTTAAAGTAGATAAACTCACTACTGATGTCATACCAATACGGCACATCTAACATCTTCCCACCAACCCATTCACTAACCCCCTTGTGAGGATCCTGCTGTCCTCTGTTGGCGATAGTGAACTCATACGGTGCAAGACTGTTAAAGGTCTGCATGAGTGATGCCATAGGGGTGACAATCGTATCAGCATCCATGAAGATGGTGAAACGGTAGGGGCTGTATTTTGGCAGGTGGTATTTTAAAGTAAGGGGAGTGCATTTTCCACCTGTATTGTAATCATGCGCATCAGGGGTGATGATGGAATGAAATACAGAGCGTTGTAACTCTGACAGGTGCGAAAGTCCCGCTTCATCCGCTATGACAGAGATCGGAATAGTGGGCGCAACCGCCCGAACGGACACGGCTAAGTTATAGGCAAAGCGTCCGTAGAGGCTGTGTTTTGTAGCAATGGTGATTATTCCTTTGTCCATCTTAGTAGGGGGCTATCATTATAACGTTGCCGGGGTCACCCGAAGGATTAACAGCAAACGCAAAGGCATTGTATTGGCTTGTGAAGTCCCCTGTTCCGTAGATGGCTATATCTAAGTTTGGGGCATTGTAGGCAATTGATGCACTTGTAACCGATCCGCTTAGGTAGAATGTAAATCTGAAACTAAGCAGCGTAATTATCGCATTCCTTCCCGCTAATGTTGTGGCGTCATTGCCCGATAACGTGCCGTAACTACCCTGCAAACTTTCAATAAAATCAAAGCTGCTTGCTGTGACTGTTGTAAGATCAAATGTGCCGACCATTCTGTACCCGATTAAAGTAGACGGAGGCGTAGTCACTGCATTAGTAGTACATGGAGCCTGCCCCATCACATTGCAGGATGAATTAAAAAGCACTTCTTCCTTCACTAAATCAATACGTGACTGTGCAAGGTTGCGCTTGTGATCATCCCATTCAGGTTCGTAATCTTTCAGAGGAGCAAAGTACACATCACTATCTAAGGTCAGTACATCACAAAGTATCTGCAAGCGGATCACGTCATGGCATAACTCATCCACGTAGTCAAACCAACATTGGCGCACCTTCCCAGATTGAGCGTAGGATCGGGAATAACTGCCGTTGCTGTACAGGTACTCCTCACCAACAGCAGGATAGCGTGGGGCGAATTGCAATACCCGTAACCGTTGCACAAGGTTAAATACAGGAGCCGTGACTGACCCGAAGTAAAACCCGAAGGCATACCCATCACTCCAAGCGTTAACGACAAAGGTGCAGTCCCAACCGTTGGGATCATAGCGAAGGGTGTTGATAGTAAGATAATCAACTTCGGCAAGTTCTTCACAGGCTGTTGTGATGAGTAGCCTGTAATCAAGACTACATGAAAGTTCAACAGGGACTGAATCAAGGGTGATGTCATCAATATTGAAGCACCATGAAATACGATCATCGTTCACCTCAAAGGAAATCTCATCTGTTACAGGTGTCCCGCTGTTATCGGTAATGACAAGTGAATGGACAGAGTTTTCAAGGTCGGTATTGTCCAATAACCCGAAGTCATCAACCGACACACGGCTGATGCACCCATCAAACCCATCCATTGAAAGGAACCGCAGTTCACCGCTTGCATCAGTGGGTATGCCGTAGAATTGATATGTTCCATTGGTATCAATAGTGCCAATATATTCTCCTCCTATAATCACCTCTAAATAGCCCGCTGTGCAATTGGTGATAGTGAACGTTACACGGTGATAGTTCCCATCGGTCGTGTACCCGTTTGTGTTTAACAGGTAGCAGGGGAAATCAAAGGCACGTGAACAGAAGTAGCCGTAAATATCGGCAGGGTCTTCCTCATTAACATCGTAATTCCATGCGGGGGCGGGGATGGTGGTAAGATCATCAAGCCAACACTCATCAACGGCTTTCCCCGCTGAATTAATCGTGATCTCGATGGTATCACCCGTAGTAGGTGAAGGGTTGGATATGATGAACTGCCAAAGGTCGGACGTAGAGGATGAAATCAGATACACACGATACGTGCCGAGCGCATTAAACTCATCGGATACGTCATAGCTGCCAAGTTGAACATATATCCCGCATACACCTGTAATGGAAGTAATGGTGAAATCAATGTAGCACACCTGCCCTGCAACGCCTGTTGGTGAGTTTGAAGATTCGCAGATGTCACCTCCTCCTGCACTTGCACCATCATAGGAAACTTCTGATGCGCTTGCACTGCTCCACCCATCACCTGTACTCCAACTGTCTATTTCCACCACTTCGGGTGCGTACATATCAGGATCGCACAGCACCCCTTCAACACAAGGGTTCATGATCTGCTGAACGCAAATAACGTCACTCGGCTGCACAAGCTGCGAATATGCCGTATCATCGTTATTCAGGCACGGCTGATCAGGCAACACCTGCTCAAAGATAAACGGCTGATTGGGTATGAGGCTAAGTGACATCTATTGTGGCTTTACTTGTTAATAATCTAAATTTACCTGTGCCTTTTACATGGTCGTATATCAATTCTTTTACCCATCCTTGTCGGGCTTCCTGTCCGTTCATGGCAAATTTAATCATTGACGTGGGATTATCTACTATGCTTCTCCACTCGGTCTGTGTTAACGGGTACTCAAAATCAAAAACACGTACTGCAAAATCGCTGCTGTCAATGGTCTGATATGTTCCTCCTGCTATGCTGTTATTGTTACACGTCCAATACGATGACGTGTTGATCTCAACTGTTCCTGCACCTCCCCAAATAACACGAACGACTACGTACCATCCCGCAGGCAAGGTTTGTTGTGCTGTGGCTGTCAGTATACTATTGCCTGTTGGTAGTCCTGTTGTGCTGAAATAATTACTAAAAGGTCGTGAGCCTCTGTATACATTGGCATCGTCAAAAATATCCATGTGAAAACGTATTGTTTTTGGCGTTGACAACACATTCAAATCAAAAAGAATCTCGAAATCATAAACCCCTAACTGACCGCTGACAAATGTATCAAAGCTATTGTAGTATGACCCGATGTTAAAAGATACATTGGTGAAGTTAAACGAAGGATTGACTGCAATACCTACTACTGTTGCAAGCGCACCGTTAAACGCCTGAAACGTTCCCGTTCCAACAGGTTCAAAATAGGCTGCAAATGAATTGGGAATGTTTCCGAACTGACGCTCTGAAATCTTATCATTGGTGAGCCGTGCGTTATACCAATAACTTGCAGGTGACACATTCAGGTAGTTTTCGTACTTGGTAACACCGTTGGTTGAATCTGTAAGGTCGGTATCAATAAGGATGATGTCATTATCAAAACTCTGATCGTTATTGCCGTAAATCTGCACCATGACCGAAGTACTCACTATCCAATCACATTGCAGGTCGAGTGCCTCATCCTTATTACACTGCCCTAAGAATCCGAACTCCTCAACCTTATGACCGTAAAAAGTCAGGGCATCGGGAATGTAATACTGTGCTGCATCAAATGTAGGGCTGCCGAACTTAATGACTGAATAAAGTTTGTCGGTATCGTAAGACGATGCTATCTCGTAAATGTCATTCAGTTCGATGATGACCGAATCCCCGTCTAAATATCCACGCTCCTCAATTCTGATAAGTGGGCTTGTGAACGGGTTATCCACTACCAATACAATCGGAATCCTTTTATTGATCTCCTGCCAAAGCGTTAAGAAACTGAACTCGGTGAATTGTGATGAGTTTGTAAGCCTTAGCCTCTCCCCTGTGGTGATTGCCAAGCCTTCCCAATCCCCTCCTATGTCAAAGAGGGATGAGGCAAAGGGTAACGCACCGTCACTCATGAAAGAGATCATGTACTCAAAGGCATCATACACCCTGATACATGGTACGTTGGTACGTGGAAACACAAGCGGATTTGACAGGTTTGTCCAATCAACAAGGTAGGGCGTAGGGATGGTGATAACATTCCCATTTTTACTGCGCCCCGCATCTATGCATGTTTTGATATTTTTATTGTTATCGATCTTTGCAAAGAACGACCGATCCAATATCTCAACGTTAACAGAGCAGTTTTTTTCATTGAATACACAATCAGCAACGAGAATTGTACCAATAAATAACTGCTCCCAGTCGTCATAGCATTTGTACTGAATGCTTACATCTATGATCCTGCAAAAGTCATCTGTATTGGCAAGATTTGCGATATATTCATAGCCTGTCCCTGGGAAGTCAAAGCGACCGTCCACAGTCATCAGAAGTGCGTTGATTGTATCGCCACGCTTTAACTTACTTTGCAGCCCATCCCAATTGATAGGATCGTCTACAACAATGTTATCAAAGAGAAATCTTACCATTGCCTGCGATTAAAGTTTTGCGAAAGTTTATCGGCTATAATCTCCCCAAGCAGTTCAGCATTGCCAATCTCAACGGTTTTATTTTTGCTCATCGCCTTTGAGAGTTTACCCACGTCAATACTTGCGTTCACCCTGTTATCAATCCTGCCCCTTAACCGTGCCTCAACAAAACCGTTGATCTCGGAAGGTTTTATCTGTCTATGGAATAACGCTTTTATTGTTGGGTGATAGTCCCTGTTTCTATCGGCAGGGATAACCGCCTCATGGGGATGCAGGACAGCCATGCGCCCACCATCAGCATCCACGTTACCACCTTTAAAGTTCAATGTGCCTTTTTTAAATGTTGGCACAGGGGCTGCGATAATCTTTGCAAGGTTTAACGCACTCACTACCGAGGCAAGAGCAACGGCAGCAGGTACGGCAGTAGCGGGTTGGGTGTTCAGGGCGTTGATGATAGCACCTGCTGCATTCAAAACGGCTGCGAATATTGCAGCCTTCTTGTCATCTTCGGCTGCCTTCTGTTTGATTTTCTTTAACTGCGCCTGATATTGTTCTTCTGTTATTACGCCCTGATCTTTTTGCTTCTGTAAGTCTTCAATCTCCCGCTGCGAAATTGACCTATTTAGGTCATAGATGCCTTGCGTTATGTCGGCAGCCCCCGCAGCAAAGTTTGAGAGATTGTCGAGCCTTTCTTTAACTTCTGCCTGTGTAAAATAGGGAAGTTGTGGAAGGTCGGTAGATCGTGTGGTGATCGTTGTGCCGATTACATCAAATATCTGATTGAGGTTATCCTCAATTTCTTTAGTTGTTGGCAGAGGGTTGATCTTAGTAAATTGGTTTTTCGCCTGATCAGCGATTACCGATGCAATCTCCCTTTCTTTCTTTACTATCTGTTCGAGTTTTATTTTTACCAACTCCAACTCCTGACCGTTCTTTTGCCTGCGCTTAATGAGTTCGTCCTCCTGTTCAAGGGTTGCTTTGCCTGAACTGATAGCTGCATCCAATGCCGCTTCTTCCGCCTGCCTGCGCTGTAAAGTCAGGGACAGGATCTCTTTCTCGGTCGCACCTCTTGCCTCCGCTTTTTTAATCTCAAAGTCTAATTTAGCAATTCGCTCATCAAGTATTTTGTTGAAAGTATTACCAAATGTTTCAGAGGCAGCCTCTAAATCTTCGAGTTTCTTTTTTAACTGTTCCGTTTCAAAGGCTGCATCGTTAGCAGCCTCCTCTATTGCTACAAATGCCAATACTAAGGCAGCCAAGCCCACTACAATAGCCCCGATGCCCGTTGCTGTCAATGCTGCTGAAAAGGAAACTGTGGCTGCCGTTGCCCCCTCTGTTGCTACGGCTGTGGCTGCTGTTGCCCCTGCAAGCCCTGTCTGTGCAGCGGATGTTAACCCAAGTACTAAACGTAGTTGGGTGTACACATCCTTCAACTGCAAAACACTATTAATACCCTGCGTCACATTTAGCACTCCCTGAAACTGCTGGGCTAACTTTGTGATGCGCTCATTCTCCACGCCGAAGACCTGTAATGCGCCCGTAGCAACCTGAAAAGCACCCTGTACGCCCTGACCTAATTTGACAAAGGCGTTGAGTTTCGCTTCTGGGTTCTGTGCATCTAATGTGTCATTAAGGTCTGCGATCTGATCTTTGATCTCGGCTGCCCGTTTCGCTGCCTCTCTCGCCTCCTTGCTGAACGGACCGAACGCAGCGGATAGCCTCACAGCCTCATTCTTCGCCTCTGTGAATTGGGTGCGCAAGGTCTTACCCGATGTAGCAGCACTATCCACCGCCTTACTAAAAGTTTTGGCATCTACTCCCGCCTCTTTCAGCGCATCGTCAATGCCTTCAATCGTACCTAAAAGGGTGTTGAACTTCTTGGCATCCTCCTCCGTGACTTTGCCCATTTTGACAAGTTCGTCCGTTGCGGTTTTGATGCCCGAAGTGTCAGCCGTGAATTTTATAAGTACGTTTTCTGTTGCCATGCCTTAATAGATTTCCATTACGATACATAAACCACCACCTCCTACTGCGCCTGCTCCTGATGCTGTGCCGTTCAATGTCCCACATCCACCACCTGCACCCGCCCCGTACTGACCGCCTGCGCCTCCGTTGGGGTTTGCTCCTGGGTTATTGCCCGCTCCACCTGTGCCAAGTCCTACGCCTGCATTCAGGGTATTGCTCATTGACAGGAATAAGGACTGATTACTTGCCCCTGCTGCCGATGCCCCTGA